GGGACGTGGGCGGCAGCGGTTACCGTTTATGGCGCGAACCAGAGCGGCAACACGCTGACCATCAGCGCGACGGCCGGCGACACGTTCAACGCTGGCGATAAGTTCTCGATCGCCAACGTCAACGCGGTGAACCCCATGACCCGCCGCATTGCCGGCCCGGCCACTGGGCAGCACTTCACGATCACGCAGGCTCTGGTCGCAGTTGGCGGCAACGCTGATGTGATCACGTTCTTGCCTGCCATCTATGGCCCGGGCTCGCAGTACCAAAATGTGGACGCGCTGCCGGCTAACACGGCTGCGTTGACGCTGTGGCCTGGCACGTCCTCGCCGAACGGCAAAGTGGGCACGGTCGGGCTCGGCCTGTCCCGCTATGCGTTTGCATTGGTGGGCGCGAAGCTCTACGTTCCGAAGGCAGTGGAAGATGCCGGCTGCGCGCAGGATCCGGAAACCGGCATCTGCGTGAGAAAGGTGAAGGCCTGGGATCCCGTGAGGTCCGTGCAGATCAACCGCATGGATAGCTTGCTCGGGTTCGGGAACTTCTATCAGGATAACGGCGCCGTCTGCGTTGCAGGCGCGTAACCGTTAGAGGCGCCGGGCCTGCCCTGGCGCCTCGCCAAATTTCCAAGGAGAAACGAACTTGAACAAAATTACTCGTGTGTTGCTCTGCCTGGTCGCGTTCGCCGCGGCCGGCTTCGCGCAGGTCCAAACCACGCTCTCGGCAGCGATCGACAGCCAGACCCGCACTCTGCCTGTCGCTTCCGTTTCCAACGTCCTCGTCGGATATGGCGCCGCCATCGACAACGAGGTCCTGATGGTGGTCGCAGTAAACTCCGCCGCCAAGACCCTCACAATCGCCCCTCGTGGCGCCTATGGCACTTTCGCTGCTTCGCACAAGTCGGGCACGATGGTCCTCACCGCGCCGGCGTCGGCCTTCATCAAGTACGTGCCGGCCGGCACTTGCTCGGCAGGGCAGGGGCTCTTCTACCAGAGCACCATCCTGATCACCACTGACAGCGGCAACGCTGGTGCTCAGTGGGTGTGCAGCTCGGTGACCGGCAAGATCGTGCCGGGCTGGGGTAACGGAACCGTGCCCCCGGCTCCCACGGCCGCGGTGGCGTCGGTGGCGGGGCAGATCACCCCGTCGGGTCCTCTCTTCCATATCACCGGCGGCCTGGCTATCACGGGCTTTGTGATCCCGACCGGCTTCGACCCGACCGAGGGCTCGACCGTGTGCGTGATCCCTGACGGTACGTTCACCACTACGACCGCGAACAACATTGCAGTGGCTTCCACTGCGGTGGTGGGCAAGGTTCTGTGCTGGGCGTTCGACCCGAACACGGCGAAGTTTTATCCGTATTACTGAGTCCTCGCCAGCTCAGTAAACCGCGGGGGGCGGTCCGCCTTCTTCCTGCCCCCCGCGGGCCTTTTTATGTCCATGAACGAATCGCGTGTGCCGGTCCGGTCCAACCTGACGGACGCGCAGAAAAGAGCAGCCGAAGCCGCTATTTACGGGCTTCCCACCGACTTACACAGCATGAATATTTCTCCCTTGTCTCACGACGAAATCGAGCGTATGCGCCAGATTGTCATGCAGCACGACTCTGAGGGTAAGCGCACGATGAACGAGTTCGACCTGAACAATCCGCCGAAGACGCCGTACCGGCATCAGGAGTTTCCGCGGATTGTGTACGACCACGTCGGGCGCAAGACGCTCAAGGTGCGGAACCAGGCCGAGCTCGAGAACGCGATCGGCGCCGGCTATGAGCTCGAGGCCTTCATGCCCGAGGTGGCCGAGCCCGAGCTCAGCGTGGCCGAGCGCGCCGAGGTGGCGCGGCTCGATCGCGAGGCGCGCCGCCCGAAGAAAGAGCCGAAGTAAGGGGACACCTATGCTCGTCTCGGATCTTATCACTGCAGCATTCGAGGACGTCGGGTTGATCGCGGCCGGGGAAAATATCACGACCGCGATCCAGACCGACGCCTTCAACCGACTGAACCCGCTGCTCGACCAGTTGAGCGCGGAGGGCCTGACGGTCCCGTACCAGGTGGCGCAGGCCTTCAACCTCCAGCCGGCAACCGTCGCATACACCCTCGGCGCCAGTGGCACCTTCCAGACCAGCGGCAGTTTGCGCGCGTTGAAGGTGACGGCGTGGCGGGCGTTCTACCAGGGAGTGCTGCATTCGGGCGGTCGCGTTCTGTCACTGGCGGAATTCGGCGAGCAGGCGAAGCAGATCCTGGGAGAGCAGTCCGCGATCCCCGGCATCGTGGGGGCCGATACAGCCTACCCGAATCTCAACGTGCGGGTATTCCCGCCGCCGAGCGCGCCGGCGGGCTCGCTCGAGCTCGTCTACCTGACCCCTCTGCTAAATTTCTTTGCGGTGGGCGACACCATCAACCTTCCGCAGGGGTGGGTCATACTGCTCCGGTCCCACCTGGCGCGGGACCTATTCCCGCAGTACGGCAGGCCGAGCACCAAAGACGTCATTTGGGACAACGCCCAGCGCGCTCGGATGGCCCTGTTGACCGAAAATGCCATGACTGCTCCGCAACCCCAGCCGGCCGCCCCACAAGGCCAGCAATAGAACCATCCCCAGAACAAATGCGATCCCTTATCTCTGTAATCATCCTTGCGTCCGCACTCGGCGCCCAGACGAGCAATTACCCCGGGTCCGTAGACACGGACGCGCAGTTGTTCGTTTCGGCCGACTCCTTGCAGACCACGCTATCGGTTGCGATGGCCCCCGGGGACAGCGTGGCGGTCGTCGCGTCTACCTCGCGCTGGGCGGCGAACATGATCGCGACGGTTTGCGATGCACAGAACAGTGCCGGTGTGTGCACGTCCTGGGAGCACATGCTGATCACCTCGGTGGTCAACTCCAATACCCTCGCCGTAACCCGGGGCTTCTCCGGGACAGCGGCGGCATCCCATGCCGTGGGACGTTCCGTGTCGGCCCTGATCGACGCGGTTCATCAGAAGGTGCTTTCATCGGCGGTGAAGAGCATCGAGGCGGCGCTCGGGCCGAACCTTAGCAATATTCCGACGCCTCTCGTGTCGTCGGCAGCGTACAACTTCACGCCGCAGACGCCAGGCGGGAGCCTCATCGTCGGCAGCAATGTGGTTTCGCTTGCCCCGTGTCCGAAGGGAGTCAGTGGCACCGACACCAATCATTATGTGTACATCTCGGGAGGGACCGGGACAGCAGAGGCGGGTCTGATTACGGGGGGTACATGCACGTCTGGGGCGACCTCGGGGACCGTAATTCTGTCTGTCTCAAACACACACTCCGGAGCGTGGACGATCCAAAGCGCGACTTCCGGCGTGCAGGAAGCTATTTGTGGATCGCCACAGTTCTCGACAATCACGGTCGCTTCCTCCAGCACGCTCACGCTTCACCAGACACTTACCGTTCCAGGGGGCTACTCCCTACAGGGGGGTGGGATCTACCTTTCCACCTTCAGCGTCGATCAGGGGACATGGCCCGCGGTCAACGTAACCGGGGTGGCCGAACTCTCCGGGGTCACGCTGAATTCTGTCGGGACCAGCAGCGCAGGGACGACGCATCAAGGGGTTGGCATCGCATTTAGCAACGTCGGGAACAGTCCTCCGAATCCCCGCATTCACGATATCTGGATCAACGGTTTTGCGACAGGAGTCGCCAGCACGAACAGTATTGTAGAGGCGAAGAACGTGATGGCGTTCGGCGTCAGTTCGGTTGGATTCTTGGTAAGCGGCGGCGCGGGGATTGCATCGCTTTTAGGTGACAAACTCCAGGTCAGTGGGTGGGGACCTACTGCTGGCGGAACAGGTTACAAATACATGGGCACCGTTCCGGGTTCGCTCATCGTCAACTCCAATGTTACGCAAATTGGCACTGGCTTTTCGGTATACCCCAGCTCTGGACCCGTCAACGAGATCCAGATGGACAACATTCAGATCGACGGGACATCGGTCGGATTCGATATAGAGGGCGGCAGGGTAGCCGGCGGAATCATCGGTCAGTTGTGGGTGCTGAACAACTTCAAGTTCCAAGGGACCAATCAGGCCATCATCGTTCATAGCGGCTACCAGGGACTGCTCATTTCCAACTGGAGTGGCTACACCGGAAATAGTGATTGGGCCACGATCTATGGAGCGTTGAGTGTACGGTTCGTTGGCTGCTCCATCTACTCCACGATCCCCGGAGCCAACGCACATGCGGCGATCGATATCGTAGCTGATACGGACGGTTCGGCAGCTTCGGACATCGAAATCCTGGGTAGCCACGTGGGTGGCGACGCGGCAGGCGGGCTTGCGAGCTACTTCAACTATGGCGTCTACACCGATGCGTCCGCAATGGGCAGCGTTCGGGTGGCTGGAAGTTGGGTCCACGGTGCAGCTGCGCCGCTCAACTTGAATGGCACGGGGGGCGCCGGGATCGTGTATTCCGCGAGCGGGAACGATCTGTACTCGGGCCTGTCGCTCGGCGGCGGGGCGATCCTAAACGGCGCGGGCGGATCGGCCACCGTTTCGCTGAACGGCAACACGTTCGGCGGCGAGTTGGGGGTAGCCACGGTCGCTAGTATCGCAGCGAATACGATCACGCTGCCGGCATCGCAGGTCAATACCGTTATCGTCTCTGCGGATGGGTCCGGAGGAGTGGCGACGGTCACAGCGCCGAACGGGACGCAATGGATCGGGCGCACGGTGCGAATCATCGCCACGCACGCGAACGGAATCGTGTTCAATACCTCGGGCAATATCCGGGCGGCGAAGACCCTCACGGTCGGCCAAAGCACGACAGCGATGTGGGACGGAGCGAAGTGGAATCTGAACTAACTTCTGGTTGGAATAGCATGGGATCTCTTTTCGCGCAATCTCTCTGGGGCGGCGCCGGCGCCGGCAATATCCCCACCAGTGGGAGCACCCCCTTCAAAACGCTTGCCTACATGGCTTTGCGGCTGGCGCACGTCACAAAGTTTCCGGACGCCGGCGCCGCCGCGCCGAGCCTCGACCAGTTGGGCGATTGTCTGCTGCAGGCGCAGCTCATGCTCGACCAGGCCAGCGTCAAACGGGCAATGGTCTGGGCCGAGCGGCTGACCACGTATGTGTTGGGCACGGGGAAGGTGTACACGTTGGGGCCAGGCGGCACGCTGGTGAGCACCACGGGCAGCAGCATTCGGCCGGTGCACATCGATCGCGCGAACCTGATCCTTTCGACGACCGGGACACCGGTGCACCTGGAGATTCACCGGGGCAGTTATGAGGAATTCGCAGCTCTGAGAGTGCAGGACATACCCGGGGCCTTTCCGAGGTTCCTCTATTGCGACTACTCCAATCCGACGGCCAACCTGTACCTGATCCCTCAGGACAAAGGCGGCGACCAGCTCGAGATCTACGACTGGCAATCGATGCCGAACCTGCAGAGCGTGAACGATCTCGTCTCCTTGCCGCCGGGTTATCGCGACTGGTTTGTGAGCAAACTGGCGATCCGCCTGGCGTCGATCTTCGAAGAGAGAGGGGCCTCGGTGACGGACGACGTCCGCGCCGAAGCTCAGCGGGCAGAAGCCGCTATCACTAGCCTCAACACCAAATCGCCGCGGGCTGTGTCGGATGCTCCCCGCTCCCGGCGCCGCGGCACGTTCAACTACTACGACGGGGTGGACAAGTAAAACCCGTGGCGAAAACCCCGCACCGCACACCAGAGATGAAGGCGCGGTATGCGGCGCAGCGGCACGCGCGCACGCCGGAAGATCTCGACAACCTGCTGCGGCAGTTCAGCGCAGAGCGGCGTGCGGCCATTCTCGATCGACTGCGGCCGCATCTCGGCTTCGCCCCCGACGCCTCCTCACCGGCTGACCACCAATGAAAATCCCCCTCGTAGGGCAGAGCTACGGTCTGCGGTCACCGGCGGCCGCCTGCCAGCAGACGCTCAACCTGATCCCTCAGTTCATCGACGACCCCGACGAGCAGGGGAAGAACAAGGGGATCCTGATCGGTGCGCCCGGCTACCACAAGATAGGCGACGTCAACGCTTTAGGCGGGGTCACGGGGCACGTGTTCCGCGGGAGCTGGTCGGGCGGCGGCCGGCTGTTTGTGCTGACGGACGACGCCAACGGCGTGCCGGGGGGAAACTCCTGGCTGTGGGAGGTGGCGCTCGCGTCCTACGTGGGAGGGAACCCCAGCACGGGCTCGGGGGCCGTGGTCACAAAGCAGCAATTGGTGGGAGCGGCGTCGGACGGTCTGCCGGGCCAAATGTTCGGCAACGGAAACCAACTGTTCATCGTGAAAAATGGCCTGGCCTGGTGGAGCCAGGGCAGCGGTCCGTCGATTGCGCGCTTTCGGATTTCCGGCACAGTGAACACAAGCGGCACGAGTGTCACCTGGGTATCGGGCGATCAGTTTCCGCCATTGATGGCCGGCGGGGTCCTTTTCATCAATGGCACGGCGTATTCGATCGCTTCGTACATCTCAACCACGGGACTGACTCTCTCATCGAGCGCGGGCACTCAATCCGGTGCGACGTATGCGGCGCCATACGGGGACCCGGTGACGGCGGTCACGGGGGCGTACCTGGACAGCTATTTCCTGGCACAGCGGCCGGCGTCCCAGCTCCGCGGCACGGTATCAACCAACGCGACCACGTCGGTCACGTGGGTGGCCGGCGACAACTTCACGCGCCTGGTCCCTTATCAGCAGATTGCCATCAACGGAGTTTCCTACGAGATCGCGACCGTCAACTCTTCGACGAGCATCACCCTGACCGGAGCGACGGCATCCAGCGGGAGCGTCCCCTACAGTGCGACATTCCAGACGCTGACGGGGAACGTCACCACCCTGGGAAGCACGTGCAACTGGGTGAGTGGCGCGCAGTTTGACGAGATTTCCCCGGGGCAGCAGATCACGCTGGTCGGGCTGATGTATACGGTGGCGAGCGTCGTGAGTTCAACTCTCCTCGTCCTCACCATCGTCCCGCCGACGCTGACCAACACGCCATACACGGCCGCGGTGGGCGCCGACGTCGGCGGACAATTCAACATTTCCGCACCGTTTGACGGCTCGACCTGGGACCCGCTCGACTTCGCGAAAAAGGAGTCCGACTCCTCATACCTGCAGTCGATCGCGGCGGACCACGAACAGCTCTATCTATTCGGCACGGGCGACGGCAACAGCGAAGTATGGCAAAACACGGGGGACCCGACCTTTCCGTTCCAGCGCATCACGGGCGCCGCGGCGCGGCTCGGCAGCGTGGCGCGCTACTCGCCGGTGGCTATGTCCAACAAGATGTTTCTGCTCGCGGAAACCTCTGGCGGCGGCCCACGGGCATACCGCCTGGACGGCTTCAATCCTGTCGCCGTCTCGACCCATGCAGAAGAGTATGCGTGGTCCTCGGGGATCGACAGCCCCTCCGGAGCCATCGCGTATGCGGAGGTGCATGATGGGCACGAGCTCTGGGTGGTCAACTTCCCGGGGGCGTTGTCCACCTGGGTGTACGACGAAACCGAGAGCCAGCGCGCCGGCACGCCAATCTGGCACCAGAGAGCCCGGTGGGACGGTGCAAATTTCCAGTCATACGTACCGCGCTTCCACACGTTCATCCCCGAGTGGGGGCCGGCGGGGATGCACGTCGTGTGCGACTTCGCGTCTGGAAAATTCTACGAGCTGAGCCTCAACTACGCCGACGACGACGGATCCGATAAAAAGTGGGTCCGTATCTTGCCCCACATTTACTCCGCGGGAAATTGGGTGTTCTACGGTCGCATGACGCTGGAGATGGAGACGGGCACGACGTCGTCGGCGGTCACACAGCCGACGATCACCCGGGACTACTCGTCGGACCGGGGGCATACGTTCGTCAGTCCTTTGAGCCCACTGACCGGGGGCGCCGGCGTCAATGGAGCCTATAGCCAGCGTGTGTTTTGGGGGGGCACAAGTGCTTCCCGCGACCGGGTTTGGCGCCTCTCCGGTTCGGGGCAATATCAGACGACGCTGATCGACCTGGACGTGGACACCGAGGTCGGGGGGGTCTAGGCGCGTGGAAGCGGTAATCGTCCCACCGCAGAGCTCCGCACCGCTCGATTCGGCCGGCCTGTTCATCCGCGACTGGTATCTGTTCTTTCACGCGGCGCAGAGCGCGGCGTCCAGCGGCAATGGCATCGCCCAGTACGGGACGGGCTCGGCGCGGAAGCTGCTCGACACGCAAGGCCTGCCGGATGGTGCGCTATGGGCAGAGACGGACACCGGCCTGGTGTACCAGTGGCACGGGAGCTCGCTGCAGTGGATCTGGATTCTCGGCACTCTGCGGGCGAGCTACAAGCTCACCACGGCCACGTTTGCGATTCCGGTCCCTACCGCGGCCGCGGCGCCCGGCGTGAAATTAGCCGTGGCCCTGATGCAGGATGCCACCGGGGGCAGGGCAATCACCTTCGCCAGCGGGTTTGCGTTCGCGTCCGTCGGCCTGGGGAATGCGCTCGCGAACACGGCGAGCTTTCTCGAGTTCACGCTTTTCAACGTCGCGGATCTCGCGGCCCTCGGAATCACCTCCACTAAAGCCCTATGGGTGATGACCTCCCAACCCCTCACGGACATGACGCAATGAGGAATGGCATCCTGATCTCCCTATGTTTCATCGCAGGCCTGGCCGGGGCGAACGTGCAGCCGATCCTGACCGGGGCCGGAAAACTGATATTCCCTGAAACTACACCATCCGCGACGATAAGCGCGGCCTCTGGGGCTCTGACGGTCGCGGCGGGAGGAAGCAACCAGAGCGTGGTTGTGAAGCCGAGCGGAACGGGCGCGGTGAATGCCGGCGGATACCTGAGTTTCGGCGGGTTGTTCGCCCCCTTGAACGGCGGCCACCTGAGAGGGGACGCGCAGAGCTGGGCTTCCCTGTTTAACACCACGCTCGCCATCGAGGACACCGACGCAGCGGCCGGGGGCGCTAACGGGTTCCGTCCTTCTAGGCTGATGAACCGCCGCAATACCAGCCTCTGGACGCACAACGCGACCACTACTGACGGCACGAATTGGAACCTCGACCAGACCGGAGTGGGCGGGACCGTAGCGATAGCCAACAATTCCGGGTTTTCATGGTCGTTTGTTCCCACTGGCGCAAACCCTCACGCCCTCACAACTCTCGGAGTGCTAAACGCAACGGGATTCGGGGTATTTAATGCGCCCGCCTACGCGCTCGACGTGACCGGGGACGTGAATGCGAGCGGGGTATTTCGGAAGGGCGGGGTGGCGGGCGCGGGGACCGGCTCGACGATCACGGTCTGCACCTCTGGAGCCTGCGCCAGCTCCTGCACCCTGATCTTCAACGGCGGCATCCGAACCGGCGGGACCTGCCCCTAAAAAACCTCTCCACCACTCTTCAGTTAAAGGACACAACGAACATGGCTGGACTAGCAGCCCCTATCATCGGCATGGCCGGGAGCCTCCTCGGCGGAATTTTTGGATCGAGTGCGGCGAAGGCAGCAGGAAAGACGATTGCGGCCGCCGGCCAGGCGAACGGCAAAGCGATCGACAAGGCGACCGGCCAAGCGATCGACGCCGGCTATGCCGGCATGTCGCAGGCCAACTCGGCGATCGACACCGGCGTGTCGGGGGCCAACTCGGCGATCGACACCGGCGTGTCGGGGGCTCACTCGGCGATCGGGACCGGCCTGTCGGATGCGAACTCCGCGCTCAAAGGTGTCTACGACACCGAGATGGGGAACCTGAATCCGTTCCTCACCGCGGGGCAGCAGGGGATTGGACAGCTCGCCGAGCTCGCCGGCAAGGGGTTTGCGTTCAACCCCTCGGATCTGCAAAACGATCCCGGCTATCAATTCCAGCTCCAGCAGGGGCTGAAGGGGGTAGCTAATTCGATGGCCGGGCGCGGGCTGGGGACCAGCGGCGCCGCGGCGAAGGCGATGGCGAATTATTCGCAGGGGCTCGCCGGGACCTCCTACCAGAACGCTTTCAATCGCGCGCTGAATTCTTACCAGACGAACATCGGCGCGCTCTCTACGCTCGCCGGCTTCGGCCAGAACGCGAACAGCCAAGCCATCACCGCCGGCAACAACTACGGCAATATGACCAGCGGCAACAACATGACTGCGGCCGGCATGAATTCGAACGTCGACATGTCGGGCGCCCAGCTCCACTCGGGCGTCGATATGTCGGGCGCCGGCATGAAGTCCGGAGTGGCGATGCAGGGCAACCAGTACGTCGGCAACGTGGGCCTGGCCGGCGCGCAGGCGGCCGGCGACATGTACATGCGGGGCGCCGAGGGCTACGCCGCGGGGCAGATGGGCGCCGGCAATGCCTGGTCGAATGCGATCGGCGGCATGACCAACTCGGCGATGGGCATGTTCAAGCCCTCGCTCGGCGGCGGCGGAATGCCGAGCCTGTCGACGCTGGCTAACATGCCGAGCAACCCTTCGATGTATTCGAACCCAGCCGTATTCGCCCCTTGGGGTGGCAGCATCCCGGGATAACACCATGAGCATCCTAGACGCAATTGCACAGGGGGTGCGACCCCCGCAGATTGATACTCCGGTTGAGTATCAGACGAAGCTGGCGAACCTCCAGCACCTGCAGCAGCAGATTCCGCTGCAGCAGCAGGCTCTCCAGACGGCCACGCTCGAGAACCAGCAGCGGCAGATGGCACTGGATCAGACGCAGGCGATAAACGTTGCGTACCGCAATGCCTTTACCGTCGGTGCTGACGGGAAGGCAACTTTGGATACCGGGAAACTCACGACGGCTCTGTCAACCGCCGGGCATGGGGGGGCCATCCCCGGGATCCTCGAGAAATATACGCAATTCCAGAAGTCTCAGGCAGACCTGCAGGAAGCCCAGCAAAAGATCGCGTCCTCGGCGCGAGACGCTGCCGGGAGTCTGGGAGCGGCGGTCGACCAGGCGAACAACGATCCGCACCTGTTCCTCACCCTCGTTAAGCACTCAGTGCAGACGCATGACATGGACCCGAACTCTGCCGCCACCATGACCGGCCCGATCGAGCAGGCCCTGCAGCAGGACCCCACAGGGGAATCGGCGCGAGCTGTTGTCGCCCAGACCACCAAGAACCTTATCGCACAATCCCCCAAACAGCGAGAGCTCGCCAACGCAACCCTCTCGGCGCAGGGCCTCGCGGCGCGGGGCACGGCGGCGACGACCACGGCCAACCGGGGACTGTTCGAGGCGAACCGCGCGGACGCAGCGGCGGACCTCTCGACGGCCACGTCGCCCGCGGATTATATGGCGCGCCTGGGGCAGTGGCAGACGAAGAACAAAGACGTGGCGGCCCTATTCCCGCAGGATCCCTCGAAACTGTTTGGCGCGGACGGCAAGCCCGATGACGACGCCATGTTCCGGGTGCGCGCTAAGGGGATGAAGCCGGCTGAGATCCAGACGGCCCTGAAGGCGCCGAAGGAGAGCAATCCCACCGAGGCGAGCCTGGCGGCCGTCGCGGAGGACATGAGCCGGCCTGCCGAAGAGCGAGACGCGGCGAAGCGAGCGTTGAAGCGGATCCTGGACAACAAGCCGGCGATGATGATGAATATCGGCATCCCCGGCTTCAGCGGGAACAAGAACACCGAACTGCACGGCGAGGAGTACCTGGCGACCCTGCCGCTCTCAATGCGGAACCAGGTGCGAGCTCTGGCCGAGGGCAGAGAGTCGATGCCCACCGGCATTGCCCTGTCGAAGCCGTACTGGCAGAACATGCAGCAAGCTCTCTTCAACTACGACCCGGACTGGAGTGAGCAGCGGGCCCAGGCGCGCAAGGCATTCGGCCCCGGGACGCCGGAAGGCCGAAATACGGGCAACCTGAACACCGGCGTCGTGCACCTCGACCAGCTCGAGGAAGCGGCGAAGGCGATGGCAAACGGCTCCTTCGTCCCTGGCAACGAGATCTACAACAAGATCCGCGGGATGTTCGGCTCGGCCATGCCCACCAACTACCAGGCACTTCAGGCAGTGGTCGCCGGCGAGCTCGCCCAGGCGTACAAGGGGAACGCGACGGATCCGGAGATCGCCAGCATCAAGGAAGCAACGTCGAAGGTCGCGTCTCCGAACCAGATGACCGGGTTTATCGAGACCCACCTCCACGCGCTGGGCGCCAAGCTGAACACGAAGCACGAGATGTACCAGCAATATGTGCCGGGCGACAAGATCTGGAGCCCGGTCCTGCCCTCGGCAAAGTCTGTGTTCACCAAGCATGGCTTCGACCCGCTGGTGGACAACCCGGCCCACCAAGGGGC